AGGCTCTGGCGCCGCGTTATGGGCGGCCTTCGCGGCCGCGATCAATCTGGGGCAGGGTGTGGCGCGCGGCGCATCGCAGCTGGTTACGATCGCAGCTGGGGGTGGATCGTCAGCGTTTGTGGCGGGAGCCAGCCTGGCTCTGTCGGGCGGCTCGGATGGCGCGACCGGAGTGACAGCCACGACGTTGGTTGGAGAAGATGTCGCGCCGCGCAAGGGAATGTATGGGTTGCGCGGGCAGGGATGCTCGATCGGAATGCTGGCGGACGCCGACGACAGCACGCAGTGGGTGACGCAGGCGGGGTTCGGCCTATCCGAAGGGATCTATATGATCCTGGTCGGGCCCGCGGGGGATACGATCACCGACGCGGTTACGGTGAAGGCCTCGGCGGGGCTGGATTCGTATGCGGCCAAGCTGATGTTCGGCGATTGGGTGTGGTGGCAGGACCAGGTCAATGCCTTGACCAGGTTGGTGTCGCCGCAGGGGTTTGTTGCGGGCCGGCTGGGGAATCTATCGCCGGAACAGTCGAGCCTGAACAAGCAGCTTTACGGCGTCGTAGGTACACAGAAATCGACCGTGCCGGGCAGCCCGCAGATGTCGAGCTACGCCTCGGCGGATTTGGCCGCGCTATTGGGGGCGGGCATCGATGTGATCGCCAATCCGCAGCCCGGCGGGACTTATTGGGGCGTGCGCGGCGGATATAATTCGAGCAGCAACGCCGCGATCAACGGCGACAACTATACCAGAATGACGAATTACCTTGCTGCGACTCTGAACGCGGGCATGGGGACCTACGTCGGGCAACTGGTGAACAATAGTCTGTTCCAGCAGATCAGGGCGACCGTAATGTCCTTTCTGCAAAATTTGCTATCGCAGAATATTCTGGCGCAGGTGGGAACGAGCCCGCCGTTTTCGGTGGTTTGCGATGGTTCCAACAACCCGATTACTCGGACCTCGCTGGGATATGTGCAGTGTGATGTGCAGGTCCAGTATCAGGCGATCAACGAAATATTCATTATCAACCTGGAGGGCGGACAAACTGTGACCATCCAAAGCCAGACCTTGCCTTCGGGTCAGGTGTAGGAGGAGCAAGAGATGTCAGGCAGCAATCTATTTTCGGTCGGTCGTGATTGCCAGTTGGTGTTGATCGGGCCTTCGGGCCGGGTTGATCTAACACATGTAACGGGATTCGACGCACGACAATTGACGCAGCAGATTCGCGTTACGCGTTTGGACGGAACCAATCTGGGTACGAATCTACCGCGTGGATGGGAAGGCGAATTCGAGATCGAGCGGGGATCGAGCGCGGCGGAGGATTTGATCGATCAGATCGAACAGAATTACTACGCGGGCGGGTTGATGCAATTCTCGACGCTATATCAGTACATCAATGAAACCGATGGTTCGGTTTCGACTTGGCAATATGCCAGTGTGGTTGTGCGTCTGGCCGAAGCGGGAATGTGGCAGGGCGACAGCGGCGTGAAGCAGAAACTTGATTTCTTTGCATCCACGCGGCAGCGGATGTGAGCGTGCCCATGAACCCTTCGGAGAGAATCGTTTGTGCGACCGCAAGAACGAGCGAGATTCGCGATACGCTGGGACGGCGGCTAGTGCTGCGGCAATTGAACGCTGTCGACCGATTGCGATTGTTCAAGGCCTTGGGCCCGTCTTTGTCGGAAAACGCGGCCTATTTAGGGCTTGCGCTGCTCGCGGTGTCGGTTTCGTCGATGGACGACGTCCCCCTGCCGGCGCCGGGTTCCGAAGCGCAACTGGAGGCGCTGGTGTCGCGGTTGGGAGATGAGGGGCTGGAGGCGGCGGCCTCGGCGCTTCCCGCCGAGCAGGTCTCCGCCGAGCAGCAGGCGCACTACGCGGGAAACTGAGCCGGCACCCCGATCTGATCGATTGCCTGTATCTGGTGAAGAACGGGGTGCCGTTTGACGTCGCTTTTTCCTTGGAGATCGAGGATCGGCTGGCGTGGGTGGTGGCGATCGGAACGCTGGATGGTGGGGCGTTCGATTTCGGCGCGATGCGCTGGAGGGATCAGAAGTGAACGATGCTCTCGAGCGCGCGTGCGGCATGGCGGCCGGAGTCGGGAGGCAAGCGCTGCGGCTGCCGCGGCAGGCGGCACGTGCCGGGGAACTGAGGCGATTGGTGGCCGCGGGACGGTGGGGCGTGACCGTGGCACGGTTTGTTACGCGGGCGGGGGCTGAGGTTGCGGCGACGAGACGGACCGGCAGAAAGGCCGTCGCCGGCGCCGTCGGGTTGGGTCGTGGCGGCGTGTTTGCGGCGGCTGGAGGAGCTCGGAAACTACGGGCGGAGTGTGAGAATGGGGCGGTCGAACTGGCGACGGAGCTAAGCGCGGAGCAAAAGGTGCAGGCAGCGGGCAGGCGGGTTGCGGCGGCGGTTCGTCTTGGCGGGATCAGGGCGCGTCGTGAGTCAGTGAACCAGACCGAGCCACGGGTTAGTGGCGGCGGCAGTGCGCGCGAGAGCGTGAGCTGTGCGGCGGCAATGCTTGGGGCCGGTGCTAGGAATGTGGCGAGAAGCGCCGCTTTGTCTGGGCCGAACGAAACGATCGCGGCTGCGAGGCGGGTATGGTTGCCGTCAGTGGCGGCGATCGCGCGGCGTTCGGTCGCGCCGGTAGGTCAGAATGGGTCGGTGTCGAGGCAGCGGGCGACGGCTCCGGTTGCGGTGGCGGAGGAAACGGCGCGAGCGGCGGTGGACAATAGCCGGGCGCGAGATCTGCCCCGAAAATTAAGCGATCGGCTGGCGCGACAGGCATCGCTGCCGCCGGCTGCGGCGAGCGGATTTGATACTCGGCTGGGACCGGATTGGCATGGCGTGGGGAGCTTGTGGTGATGTCGGACGTGACCCTTTCGCTTGGGAATGTCAGTTTTCAAGGGTTCGAGGTACCGTCGGCGGTTTGTCTGGCGGGCAAGCAACGGCTCGCGATCCATCGCTTGATGAGCGGGGCGCAGATCATCGATGTACTAGGGCGAGACAAGGAAACGGTCGAGTGGAAGGGTATTCTTTCGGGTGAGAATGCGCCCGCGCGGGCGTGCGAGATCGATCGGCTGCGGTTGGCCGGAATGGCGCTGGTACTCAGCTGGGACGTTTATTCGTTCCTAGTGCTGATCGACGCTTTTACCGCGGACTATCGGAACCCGTGGTGGATTCCCTACACCATATCCTGCACGGTGGTGCAGGATATGTCGTCGCCGGTGGCAGATGTCGTGGTTGCGGCGGTCGATTTGATCGCGGCCGATGTGGCGACTGCCGCGCAATACGCCGACGTGTCGGGATTCCAGGCGACCGTGATGGCCGGGGGAATTGTGCCCGGAAGCGCTGCCTACGCGGGATCGTTGGCAGCGGGAATCGCGGCGCAGAGTGATTTGACCAATCAGCTGAACAACGCAGGAAATTCCTTGTCGGGTGATTTTCCTTCGGCGCTCTCGGCGTGCGGGACTATGGCGAGCGTGGCGGCGGGGATGGGCTATCTGGCCCGCGCGGTCACCAATCTTACCAGTCTGGAGCCGTAAATGCAGACGATTACCATTCCGGGCGGCAATTTGTTCCAAATCGCCGCGCAATATCTCGGCGATGCGACGCAGTGGAATCGTATCGCGGAATTGAATGGGCTCAGCGACCCGATGATCTATGGGCTTACTACGCTGATAATTCCGGACCAGAACAGCCAGGCGGGAGGCGGGATTGCAACTCAGTGAGGCCCAGACTCCCGCCATTTTGGTGCTGGCGGACGGAGTTGCGGTGCCGGGAGTGTTGGCAGCGCGAATCGTGGAGAGCGCCTATTCGGCGGCGGATCGGGCGCTCGTGACCTTTGCGCTCAACGCGGCACCGGCGGGGTATTGGAATGGTTGGATGGCCTCAAGGCTGGAGGTACGGATTGGCATCGACGGAGGATGGAACTCGCTTTTCCTGGGCGTAGTCGATTTGATCGAATTCGACCTAACCGGCGGCACGGTGGAAATCGAAGGCCGCGATCTGACCGCGCTGCTGATCGACTACCTGGTCGAGGAGAGCTATCCGAATTTGACCGCGAGTGACATTGCGTCGCAATTGGCAGCAAATGTGGGGCTTGCGGCGCAAGTGACGTCGACCACGGTATTAGTCGGGCGGTACTGGAATTCGGAATGGTCACGGGCCGCGCTGGGGAATTACGGCAAGGCGCGCAGCGGCTGGGACCTGTTGATATGGCTTGCGGCAGAAGAAGAATATGACGTTTACGTGTCTGGAACAAAGCTCTACTTTGGCCCTTCGACGTTAAATAGCGCCGATGCGGTGGCGCTCTCACCGAGCGATTGCGTTACGCTGAAATTGGAACGGTCTTTACGCTTGGCGGGGGATATCGAGATCACCGTGCGAAGCTGGAACAGCCGGACGAAGTTGGGTTATTCGCCGACGGCGTCGGTGCCGGGTGCAGGTACCGCGGTCTGGCGAAAGGTGTTCGTGCGGCCGAATTTGCAAATTGCCGACGCCGAGCAGTTGGCGCTCCGGGAAGCCTCGGTGCTTTCAAGCCATGAACGTGTGGTGACGGCCTGCATACCTGGCGAATTCGCGATCGGGGCGCGCGATCAGCTGGCGTTGAGCGGGACAGGTCTCGATTTCGATCAGAACTATGTCGTGGATGAAGTGGAAAGAGTGCTCGATTCCGACAACGGATTTGTCGAGCACGTGCGGGCGCGCGCCGCGAGCACGGGGCGCCAGGCCGCGATCGCGGGAAATGGATGATGGACCGGTTCCTTAATGCGTTGCGGGGCCAGGCGGCGTCGATGGATTTGGCGGCGGGTAAGCCGCGGTTTGCCATCGTGAGCAGCGTCGATCCGGCCCGTGCGGCGGTGCGGGTGATGTTTCAGCCGGAGAATTTGCTGAGCGGATGGCTACCGCTGGTGTCGAGCTGGGTCGGCGTGGGGTGGGGACTTTGTTGCCCACCGACTCCAGGGGATCAGGTTTTGATCTTGCCGCACGAGGGGGATCCGGAAAACGCGGTGGTGCTGGGGAGTATCTGGCACGACGGCGCGTCGCCTCCGCAGGCACCCTCGGGCGAGCTGTGGATGGTGCATGCTTCGGGCAGTTTTCTGAAATTGCACTCTGACGGATCGATCGCGGCGCAGGCGACGCAATTTGAATTTCAAGGCAATCTTCAAGTCACCGGCAATATCGCGGCTTCCGGGAATGTTCAGGATGGCGAGGGGACGCTGGAGCAGCTGCGGTCGGTTTATAATCAGCACACCCATAATGTTTCAGGTGGCGAGACCAGCGTTCCCAACCAACAGGATTAGCGCATGTCGGATATTTCCCATTTGTGGGGCAATGATCTAACGATCGGTCCGACCGGCGATCTGGCGGTGGCGTCAAACGATGGACTGACGCAGCAGCGGGTGCTGCGGCGGTTGCTTACCAGCGTCGGTGATTATATCTGGCAGCTGACCTACGGCGCTGGATTGCCGGGGATGGTCGGGCAAACCCAGCAAATCTCGGCCACTAAGGCGATTATTCGCTCGCAAATCTTCAATGAGGCGAGCATCGCGACGGTGCCGGAGCCGGTAATTACGGTCACTGCGGATCAGACCGGCGGGGTTTATGCTAGCATTGTCTATGTCGACGCCGAAAGTGGCGCCACCCAGTCCCTTTCATTTCCCGTGGGAACTTAAAGAGTGAATTTGCAGTTTCAAAATTTTCTCTCGCTGGTCGAAGGGATGGCGGCCTCGGTCCAGGGCGCCTGCGCGCAACTGCTGGATTTTTCAGTCGGCAGCGTGGTGCGGGCGATCATGGAGGCCAATGCCGCGGTGGCGCTGTGGGTGCAATGGCTGATCGCGCAAGTGTTATCGATGACGCGCGCTTCGACCAGCGTGGGGCCGGATCTGGATAGTTTCATGGCGGATTACGGCGTAAGCCGTTTGTCCGCGGTGGCGGCAAGCGGATACGTGCAATTCTACCGGCAATTCAGCGGTTATGCGACCCAGATCCCGGTTGGTACGATCGTGCGCACCGGCGACGGATTGTCGCTGTTCGCGGTGACCGCCGATCCGACCAATCCGGCTTATGTGGCTGCGGCCTTGGCCTATGCTTTGCCGGCGACCAGCTTGTCGGTGACGGTGCCGGTGCAGGCGCAGTTGGTGGGCTCCGCGGGCAACGTACTGGCGGGCGCGGTTCAACTGCTGTCTTCGGCGATCGGCGGCGTTGACGGGGTGACCAATCCGGCGGCGCTGACGGGTGGGCTTGATGCCGAATCCGACGCGGCGCTGCGGGTGCGGTTTCAGGCTTTTTTGGACAGCAGGTCGTGCGCAACGCCGGTGGCGGTGGGATTCGCGGTGGCTTCGGCGCAGGCTGGACTGCGGTGGAATTTGGCGGAAAACGTCGCGGTCAATGGGGCGGCAATGCCCGGGAATTTTGTGCTGACCGTGGATGACGGCTCGGGCGCACCACCGACGGCTTTGCTCGGCAATGTCGCGAGCGCGGTCGATCTGGTGCGGCCGGTGGGGACGTCGTTCAGCGTGGTTGCGCCAACGGCGATGACCGTTGTGGTCGCGCTGAACATTTCGATTCCCACGACCGGGCTCGCCGCGGCAGCGGTACTGGTGACACAGGCGATCCAGACCTATGTCGCGGGGCTGGGAATGGGTGGCATTCTGCCGATCACGCGGATCGCCCAGCTGGCCTATGACGCGGCGGCGGGGATTACCAACGTGAACGGGGTGACGATCAATGGCGTGGCAGCGGACCTGATCGCGCCGCCCAATGGCGTGCTGCTGTTCGGCAACGTGACGGTGTCCTGAAATGATCGGTGACCGATCAGATATGCTGGCGCGGATAAAGGCGGTAGTGCCGTCGCGCTGGTTTGGCGATGTCTCGCCAATCTTGGATGGGGTGGCGACGGGGCTCGGGTCGGCGTGGGCGACAATTTATGGGATGCTCGCCTATACCCAGCTGCAGACTCGGATCGCGACCACCACTGACGACTGGCTCGACATGATCTCAACGGATTTCTTTGGGAGCGATCTGCCGCGCCGGCTGAATGAGTCCGACGATGATTTTCGCCAGCGGATTCTGCTGGAGATGGTGCGGCTGCGAGGGACACGCCCGTCGGTTACGGCGACGCTGATCGATCTTACCGGCGTAGCGCCGGTTATCGTGGAGCCGTGGCGGCCGGCGGATACCGGTGTGTGGGGCCAATCCGGCGGGGCGAGCTATGGAATGGGCTATGGGGTGGCTGGATGCTGGGGCAGCGCCATGATGCCTTATCAGTTCTTTGTCACGGCCTATCGGGCGGTAGAGGCCGGTGTGCCGTATCTGGCCGGATACGGTGATGCGAGCGGTGGTTACGGCGCCGGGGCGATTGCCTGGATGAGCGGCAGCGCGATCGGGACGCAGGTGTCGGACGCAGAGATTTATCAGCGGGTGGCGGAGGTGTT